AATGACCTTCTGCAACGTCCTCTTCTTCAGTTTTCATATCACCTGTTTCGATTTTTGAAACCAGTGTAGGATCTTTTTGTGAAATATAATCTAAAATCATTGGACGCATACAAGCATCTGAATCTTCATTTGCCGCTTTTTCAATTTCAGCATTTAATTCTTCATCATCAATTATACCTGCTAGACTTTCAATACCGTTTGTACCATTAACACCTGCAGGAAAATGTTTTGCCATCAGTGTGTTTAATTTTTCTAGTGCTTCTGATTGTTCGTCTGCATCTTGTGAAAACAATCCGTTGTCTTCTCTTACAATATCATCCATTGCTGATTCAAACTCATGAAAGTTATCCACAGTTTCAATCATACCACCCAATACTTTTTCTATTTCTTCTGGATTTGTATCTGTGTGTACAACTACACCTTGGAAGTTAGATGGATCAGATTGAACATCTGCCGAAATTCCTGCTTTGGATAACATGTTTTGAACATTGTCTATATCCATGTCGCTGATTGGTTTTTCAGGATTAAAATCTCCAACCAAATCATATTTTAAAGTTCTTGGTTCAACTCCGCCTTGATATCCATGTGCTTCAAAAGATGTTGGTCCTAATTCTTCTATTGCTGTTCTTTCTGAAACCAGTTTGTAGATGTAAGGAAATACATCTTGTAGTTCTTCATTGAATGATTTGATAGTTAATTCATCTATCCATGATTTTTTAACATCTTCAGGAACTTCTGCTAATTCGGATTTGCTATAAGTTTCAAATGTTTCTTTGTAAGCATTTTGTTTTTGTAATTTTAAACAACTTGTTTTAATTTCTTCTATTCTTTCATCCACAACAGACTGATATTGTTTTAGGCCTTCTGCCATAACGTTTGATCTGTTCATGTAAGTTTTGAATTTTCTTAATTGATTTAATTCTGAACTCATTTCTGCAATGTGTTTGCCAAAGTCATCAAATGGATTTCCACCTTCTGATACGTGACGAGCCATTGCTCTTGCACCATTAAGATGTTTGAAAGGATATTTGAATCTTTCGCCTGTATTGCTTTCTATAAAAAGAGATTCTATTCTGTGAGTGCGTCCACCGGCTACTGCTGGATTTACAGGTGCCGAATGTTTGATTACTAATCTCGCTTCACCTACAGTTTGAAAACTTGTCTTTGTTGTACCGTATAAATTTGATTCGCTCACTGTTTCTACCTCTTTCCCTTGTCCTAAAAAGTCATAATCTCTTTTTTCAAGATTGCTTTTTGTTATGTCTCTTGTGTCAAAACCAAGCACTCTTGCTTTGGCAAAACCTCTTAATTCTTTTAAAAAGTTGTACCAACTGTGTTTTAATGGTTCATCTGATTGTTCAACAAAGTCTTTGCTGTGCATTACAACCAAGCCATCTTCTTCACTAATGCTAATACTTACCTTTCCTAGTGCGTTTCCTCCCTCTTTGAAATCGAAGTCAAAAAACCTTGCTTCAGTGGGTTCAGTGGTTGCTTGTCCTCCTGAATCGCCCAGTGTAACCTGTGGAAATTGCCCTCTGATCTTGTTAAAAAGGTCTTTTGCTATAACATTTAAGTTCATACAGTGTATTTATCTGTTAGTGGCTTACAAATATAGGCATTGGCATTACCTTATCTGCTGTGTCTTCGTCTGCTTGACTGAATGACGTGTAAATTTTTGGATCCCAATCTTTCAGCACACTTATTATACGCATAATCAACAAAGTGGCACTCACTAGGTCATCTGTTTGACCAGATTTTGCTTTGAATGATGAACCCGAAGCAATAAAACTCTTCAATTCACTTATCAAAGGTTTACTGTATATTTTCAATTTTTCTTTTTCAATCATGTTCTTTAATCTAGAACATGCAGTAATTTTTGTTTTGTGTGTGGTATTAAATCCTTTTCTAAACTTTCTTATATGACCTTTTCTGATTGGTTCTGAAACAAACAAGCCAGGGATAGAATCTTCTCCAAAATCATTTATAACCAACAGTGCAGATTCGCCTATGGTATTGTTTTCCACGCTCCAATAAATGTTTGAGCCTGATGATTTTGTTTCATCTTTAATGAAGTTGCAAATATCACGCATAATTCTTATTTGTTGTGGAATAGGAGTTGTGTTGTGTTTCCATTCTGCTACCTGTGTGTATGAAGGCAATTCAAACACTTCAATTGCCGCATTATCGCCGCCTGTTCCCATTGCTGGATCCAGTGCCACAACATATGTTGCATGAGCGTCTAATTTTTTATACCAGCGTGTTTGTCCCATATTGAGTGTGGGTTCTTTTCCTTCCAATGTGGTCAACACAAGACTGTTTACTAGTGTTTCGTCAAAAACCAAAAATTCACAACCATATTCACGTCTGAATCTTTCTTCACCAATACGTCCTAATTCTTCTTTTTTCCATTCTTCATCTCTGTCTGGATGTTCGTCCCATGATGCTGTGTATCCATGAAATCCATTGATTCCTAATTCTTGTTCGTTACCATGTTCATCAAATTTGTTTTGACTTTCTCTCCATATTGTGGCAAACACATCTTCATCTGAGTTTGGTGTTGATGTGATAATTGCACGTCCACCCGTTGCCAGTGTGGGTGATATAGATGTCCAAAACTCTTGTGCTATGCCGGGGTTAACAAATGCAAACTCATCACAATACAGTAAAGATATTGACATACCTCTACCAGTGTTTCCTGTTGTGGTTGCGGATACAATTCTTGATCCATTTTCAAATTCCATAGATCCTTTGTTGTAGTTTGTTACACCAGCTCTAATATAATCAGGACACAATTCATATCCGTATCTAATACGTTGCATAATTTCTTGAGCACCTGTGTATTTGTGTGCCGCAATTAGTATTGTTTGATCCGGATGGAACATTGCATACCATAAAAGATAACAAGCGGCTGTGGTTGTTTTACCACTCTGTCTTGGTAGCATGTTTATGTTAAATCTAAAATCATGATAACTGGACAACAATTTTGTTTGATATCCAAATGGTTCAAAAACACATTTACCTCTCACAGGGTGTTGTATAAAAAAAAATTTTTTTGCAAAATAGTCGTATCCTTTTTTAGGATCTGAACAATGCACTAAATCTGCTATTTGTTCTTCTGTAAATTTTTCTCTTGTGTGTGCTTTTTTGGTAAGTACACCATCTAAACTTTTATTACTCATATATAATACTTATGCTACAATATCGAGGTTAAAACCTTGTTATTGATTGTTAAAATACTTTCTGTGTATGTGCTCTGCAAAGTTGCCATGATGTTGCACACTTGGATGCATGTCATTCTCTGCAGGCGGGATACTGGGATCAAGAATTACATCACAACTGTTATGATCCACTTTTATGTGATACCATTCGTCAGGGTGTGGTATTGCTGTATAATCTTTTTTCAAAGATGCACTGAGGTTTAATTTCGCTTCTTCCAATTGCCTAATTGATGATTCTGGTTCTACACTCAGATGTATCACTCTGGCACCAGTTGATTTAAGAAAACCATCAGTCATTTGTTGTAACACCATGCTGTTGTAATACCTATCATAGATTCCCATTGAATTTAAAAAAGTATTTTTTGTAGAATCTTCAATGTACTTTTGAATTTTTTCGTCTTCACTGTCTGTGCTTTTGTCCGAACGAGACAAACCAAATAACTTGTTAAATCCTGTTATTACAGTTTGCCAACCATAATCACTAGCAACAATATTACAAAAAGGTACTGACGTTCTAGCCGGCCACTGCAATGCCAATCTACTCAGGTAAGTCCACATCACAATCACAGTGTCATCGGGTTTTATATTTTTAACTGCAACTGCACACTGTCTAGATATTTGTTGAAATGACGCTCCACGGCGTGCATAATTGTTTACAGACATTCCAAGTCTATCTGCCAGCACTTTGGGCCAAGCCAATTCACTGGCTTTGTACAAATGAATGTCTTCCCACGAAATACCAGCATCAACAATCTCTTCATTTGAGAGTGGTTCACCTTTGCTGTTGCGTTGTATTTTTACCACATCTGGAAGTGCAAATCCTTGTGTGATAGAACAGCCGAACGTGTGTAATGTTGTCATGCAAAATATTTACACAACGCGACTTGTGGTTATTTTAAATGTGATTATGATTGTTTTTTAAAGTCTTGGTATGCTTGAAGTAGAGTTTCTTTGATAGATGATTGTACTTCTTCTTCAGTTTTTTGTACTGGAGCCATTGGATTATCTCCACCAGCAACTTTTGGATATGTTCTTTTAATTTTGTTAATACCACCTGAAACATCTTTTGTCATGTACTGTGTGTCTTTGTACTCAGGATCAGGTGTTGTTGACGCTTCACCTGGAATTTCTTCTTCTACTGACTCTTCTGGTTTAGATGTTGGTAATGGAATTGTCATTTCTTTTTCTTTTGGTTCTGGTACGCCTGCACTTTTAAAAATTTGTGCAATTGCCGCCATATCTTCTGGAGTATCTCCGTACAGCATAACCTGTGATGCTTCTTTAAGATGTATTTTTTTCACATCTTCTTTCATTTGCTCTTTGTTTTGAATTGCATCAATCTTTGTTAAAAAATCTCTAATGTCCATACTATTATTTACCTTTCGACTTACCTGAAATAGGTGAAGTTGTACCTTTTGAATCTTCTGCGTTTTCTGTGGATCCGCCACCTGGAGTAATTTCGCCTGCGGCATCTGGAGCCGATCTTTCTTTACGAGCTTTTTCTAATTCTTTTAATAATTCCATAACTCTTGAAGTGCCTACTGTTTTTTGTTCGTCTTTGCTGTCTTCATAAGGCGTGTTAAGTTTTGCTTCATACGGTGCATCTGATTTTTCTTCTTGATATTCTTCTTGAGCTTCACCTGGAGTTCTCACTATAACATGACTTTCTGGCACACTGCAATAGTTTTTTATGTACTGTTGTAACACTGTTGCTGTTGTTGGATATTGTAATTCTGTTTCAAAGTATGTTGTTCTTTCATTTTCAAGAGCAGGAAAATCCAATGGTCTTTTTGTTATTGGAGTCTTTTTACCGTTGCTCATTTTAACAACTACAAATTTTTCTAGAGCTGATTCTAAAGTGTCAGCGAAACCTTCTGGCAAATCGCCTGCTACACCTATTTTAAAAGGGTAAGTTTTTGTGCTTTCTGCTAGGTATTGTTGTAATTTACTTGTCATCGTTGTATTTATCCATATTTTTAAGTTTCTCCAATAAACTATTGCGATCAGATATCACATATCCTTCTCCTTGCACCACGTTTGTGTCAGAATCGCCTGTTTTTTGGTCTTGTTTTTGTTTTTTAAGTTGTAAATCAACCATCTTTAACTTTTTATCCATCTTTGCCACTTTGGCATCTAGAGTTGTTTTTAACATATTGCCTGCCACTTCAAATATACGAGCCGAGTATCTACTTTCCACATTCATGCCCAAATCCATTAAATCTTCGTAAGCAGTAATGGCACGTGTGCTAACATCATCCAATTCTGAATCTCCTAGTTCTCCTAAACCGTCAACTTTTGGTAGTGCCGCCGCAATTTTATCAAACTCAGCAATGTCTCGCATTGTGGATTGTTGCTGTTCAATACTTTTGCTTTTGTTTTCTGTTTTTTTATCTTCTGCTTGTGATTTTTCTTGTTCTTCTTTCACAATCTCTTGAGATTCTGGAAGATTAAGCAGTTCTTCTAATTTTTTGGTCATAAATGTAATTTTATTTAGTGTAGGCTATGGTATCCGACTTGTACTTTTTGATTTGATATCCAAGCGATTCTAAATACTCTTTGCAGTTGTCTGCTTCATTGCGTTTGTTTTCGAACATTATGGTAGGCATATATTTTTTAATTGTGTTTTCTGCACCTTGACATGCTTTTAATTCATACCATTCCACATCTATTTTTATAAAATCCACGTCTTCAAAATTGTAATCGTCTAAACATTTTACAGAAACTTCGTGTTCAATGATACCTTTACCATATCTTACAAGACTACCATGAACAGGATTTCCAGTTCCACCAGGAACCTTAAGTGTTTTTATCTCATGTTGATTGCCTAAAGCAACATTGTATTTTTCAACTGTGTCTGGAATATGTGGAAATGTTAAAGGACTGGGTTCAAATGCTATCACTCTTTTGAAATCTTTTACAAATGGAGCAGATGTGTCTCCGTTGAAAGCACCAACGTCTATGTAAGTACGGAAGTTTTTAATGAAGGGCCACGCCCATTCTTTTATTTTACGAACACTCATCTTTTACCGCCATGGAAGATATCTTTTTCGTTGATCACTCTGAAACGGAATCCTTTGTTCTTGCACCACGCCTGAGCACTGCTCCATTTGGCTTTATTGATGATCAGTTGTGCTTGATTGTATCTATTCTTTCCTACTTTTTCTATCAATGTTTGATTTTCTGGTTTTATTTCTATGATTTCAGCATGCGGTCTTCCATTTTTATCTGTGTATGCGATGAAAAAATCCGGAACGTATATGGTGTATTTTCCTGTCATAGGATGTTTGTAAGGAATTCTTATAGATTCGTTTGCCCATTTTTGTATGCTGGGGCTTTCATCACAAAACTTCATAAAAGCAAATTCCCAACTGCTTCTATATAAAGGAGTTCGACCACCCACGTACTTGTCTGGATTTTTTATTTGATACTTACCTTGAGCGAACTTCGCCATTAGACTATACTACTATGTTACGTTTTTCTGAAAGACTGTTTTCAGTTTTAACTTTATAACCAAGTGATGATGTATTTGATCTGTTGTGATTTAAAATCTCTGTAACAATATAACTCAACTGCACTGCGTCCATACCTTTTAATGTATCCAACAATTCAAAAACTTTTACACCGTCTATCTTTGCTTGTTGTAGTATCACTGTTGCTGTTGATATACTTGCAGTTCTTTCAAATCCTCTAGATTCAAAATATCCTACAACAGCATCAACATCATTGCTGGGAAACGATATAGTATCATTGAAATAATTATTAAAAAATTCTTTTACTGGTCCACTACTGTCGTTGTTTTGTTTAGGTATGTTTGACATTTTATTTCCTTTACTTTTTTATAAGTGCTTTAACAATTTGTTTTGCACCAGAGCCTATGTTAGATGCACTTCTTCCGATGAAAGTGTTTGGCACACCATAAGACTGATCTGCTGTGTTGCCTATTCTTCCAATTGCTCCTGTTAATATGTTAAACCCTTCTTGTTTTAATCCTTCTTTAGATAAATTTTTTGCATTTTTTAATCTGTTGGCTGTTCTTATTATAGAACCCAATGTGATACCTTGTCTACTTGCACCCAGTTGACTGCCGATGTATGTGTATGGTCCATCATTAGCACCAAACAATCCTGATAACACTCCGCCCGTTCCAAGTAAACTTGTAGATCCTCCACCTGATAATGAATTAGGTGATGGTGTTTTGTCATAATGTTCTTTACCAAATCCAGCAGGAGCACCGTTGGCTTGTACTCTGCCTCTAGAATAAAACACTGCTTCATATTCAACTGACATCTGATTTTGTACAGGTGCTGATTCTTGATTATTCATTGAATCATGTTGCCATCTTTGGATTATAGGATTAACCAATGTGTAACAAGTGTAAGTTTTTCTTGCCATCTGATAAATTTGAATACTTGTGAAAAAAGGAATATTTGCATTGTTGTCTAATCCAAATCTATTTTTAGTGTTTTTGTTATTTGTCAATCCACCTGATTTGCTGTAAGGTCTTTCAGTACTTGTGGACTGATTTCCTTGTGTATCTTTACTGGCATAATTTCCATCATTGAAATAATATCTATAATAAGTTTCCCAGAGTGCTGTGGTTACACCATAGTTGTCGTCATGAAAAGTTATGTTGATTGGATCATACGAAATTTTAGTTTGTACTTTTCTTTTTACGTTGTACTGTTGTGCTGTGATCATGTCCACAGTGTATTGTGGCAAGTCCACGGCTTTCACTAACATGTTTAGTTCTCGTTGATGATTGCTTAATGGCGGATCAGTAATAGCCGCTTGTGGATTAATATTGAAAACCACATGATATAAAAACTTTTGTTTGGGTGCTAATCTAAAACTGTCATCTACATACAGTCTAGAAGCATGGCTGAAATCTGCTAGATTTCCTTTGGGATTAAGTGTCCCTTTAAGAACATTGTCTAAAAAACCTTTTAGTAAATTTGCCATATACAGTATTTATGTAAGGGAAAAATGTGATGTTTTAAAAACAAAAAAGGGGCCTAAGCCCCCTTTTCAATTTATAAATGCTTACGAAAATTACGCACCGCCGCCCGTAATTAAAGTGTTTACAGTTCTGCCTACAGCAGTACCTACTCCTGTTCCTTGTGGAGTCTGGATAGCATTGTCGTATCTTAATGCTAACGTTACAGTAACAGGCTCTGATGTTTGATATGCTAATTGATTGTAGTTTGCTGATTCAATGTAGCAACCATACAGTTCAAATGTTTCTAAAACATTCACTGTGTTGGCACCATTTGCACCGTCTGTAATTTCTATTCTTGTTACGAATTTGTAGTCTGAACCTGAAGCCGCCGCACTCATTTCAAAGAAGTCAAATTGTTTCTGTAATTGTTCACCAACAAGTTTTTGTACGTTGTTGCTGACATCTTCTCTTAATGTTAGTGTAACAGTTTCCCAACTGTGTTTACCTGCTAGATATACTTTTGAGTTGTAAACATCAATTGTTGTTGTTTCGAAAGTTAAATTGGGTCTTGTTATATCTACAACTTGTTTTGTAAGT